CTAACTCCAGTGATCCACGGTTCCATACTAACACACCCTGTTGCATCCACTTTGGAAGATTCTCATATGCAGTCTGCAGTCTTCCTAATAATTCTCTTGCAGTTGCAGCTTTGTTTGCTAGTATACCAATATTTACACTATCATTAAAAACAGCATAATGAAGCAAATATGAAACCACAGTCGTTGACTTACCAGTCTGACGAGGCATCTTACATATATTAAAACGGTTTTTATGAAATCTCTTAATTAATTTTTCTTGAAACTTATATGGTCTAAATGGCACAAGACCTTCATCAAGACTGACAATCTTTACATACTTCTGTGTAAAATACAAAGGATCATTTTTACACTTTAAAAACTCTTCAATCTGTTTTGCAGAAAATTGAATCTTTGTATTTGCTTTTTTTAGATTAGGATTACCAAGATAAATTTCACTCATGACAATTTACGTTTCTTGTCCAGCAAACAACATCGGTTTTGTTGGATCTATCATTGATGGACTAAAGTACATGACCACTGCTGTTGGATATACTTTTTGTACTTCTGCAGTCATTTCTGCTTTTGTTGGTCTTTTAAATGATGCAATAAACATTTGAGTATTGATTAATTTTCCTTTCCAGTTAAGAACTATCGTATATGTTTTACCTCTTTCTTGAACACGAAGATATGATTCATAAGTAAATGTCTTACCTTTAATACGAGTATCCATTTCACCAGTTCTGCCTGGCCTCATCTTACCAATAGGTATATTTCTTTTTGGTAATGCACCTTTACGAGTTCTTTTCAGCGTAGCACCTCCACCACCTTTTGTTTGTGTTATGACTGCATCCTGATCATATTTTTTACCAAGTGCTTTGATCGCTTTCTTAAACTTTCTCTTACCCATCTTACCAGAAGTTACAACATGGGAACGCTCTTTGACTTTAGTAACCTCACCAGTTTTATCATCCTTTTCATCATATCTACCAGTCACTTTAGTTGCACCTGGTAAACCTTTACCACGAATATCCTTATCTAATTGTTTTGCTCTTTCACGATTTTCTTTTGCAGATTTATCACCACGACTTCCAGAAAGAACTGCCATACCACCCTTATCTGACTTACTTTTCAGTCTAGTTAAACTACTCTCTTGTATAAATTCTTTGAATGATTTCATTCTTCTTCCTTTTCTACGTTATTATTTAGAACTCCCTTCTTTAATAATTTTGAAAGTTCAGAAGTTGACCCTACAAATAGTGCGTTATTAACTGTTTTTGGTGAGTCTTTTTCTTCTTTATTCAATTCTTTCATTTTAGTTTGGAGATCTATCAATTTATCAGTTGTATCTCCAACACTTTTAATTAATTGTCCAGCCACTTCGTATGCTCTTGGTTGTTGTCCATCCTGTGCTAACTCAAGTATACCATTAATTGCTTCTTGCCCCTTTTCAATTAAAGAATATAAATTACCTCTTGAATATTCATAGTCAAGAGTGGGGTCGTCTTTTTTCTTTATTTTTTCTACTTTATTGTTTTTTGGATCATCAACTGGTTCTATATCCAAAAATTCATCTATCTCATCAAATTTACTCATACATCTACTCCTTTTGAGGGACTATAAGATCTGAAGTCTGGTAAATCAAACCTTTGTTCACTAAATCCAAAGTCATCACCAACTTCAACAAGTGCATCATCTTGAGCATTTACTGCATCAATTACATCACCGTTTATATGAGTATCTATAGTTGTTCCATCTTCACCACGCTTCACAGTAATATTATTCCCATCAATTTCTTTAATAAACATCAGTTCATCACCGATTGCAATGTAAGTATCTACAACTAAACTCGCAGTATTTTGAACCAAGAATTTCTTTTGTGTCTTTGTAATGTCCTCTGCAAGTCTTGTGACTCCATCATCATTATAATCTTTAAGTGCTCTAGGTGTAACAACATATCTCTTAAATCTTTGTGCTGTCTTAGTATTTGTATTTGCGTGATAATCAACTTGAACTTTCTTAATGAGACCTGAACCAGAATCTGATACTGGGCCAAACAAGTAAGTTTTTGCTGTAAATCCTAGTGTATGAGTTATCACTCTTTTTTGTTCATAACCACTGTCATAATTATCATCAAATGTGACACTATCTAACACCATTGGTATATCTCTTTTTTCTCCTATCGCTTTGACTAAATCTACAGTCAAATTAAATGATGGTTGAAAAAATGGTAGTATTTGCTCAATAATCTGAAGAGAATCTTCATTATATTGAGTCATTGCATATAGTTTGAAACTTAAATTATATGGAACTGGCATGAATACTTTTCTTGCACTTTTTGATCCGTCTTTTGTAAATGCCTTAAAAGTTTGCATGGTTGAAACTTTTCTTGCAGGATCATATGATATACCATCCATCTCAAATGCTAAACGAGGTAAAGTTATTGCAACTCTTTTTCTTAAATCTGGTTTTTGTTCTAATCTTGCTAAGAACTTTTCTGTTGGGCCATAAGCAATTGGAACTCTTACAGTTGAAAATGAACCACCTGCAGCAGTTTGGTGTTTGATGTCAATTTCATTAAAAAGAGTACCAAAGGCTATAATAGTCCTTCTGATTATTTCATGGTAATAATAGGTTCCTAACATATCTTA